TGAATAATTGTTTCAAAATGTACTATTTCTTCTTATTATCATAATTATTTATGAAAAACATTACCTATTACAGATTATAGAATAGCCATAAAAAATATAAATAATGATAAAATTCATTATTTATATTTTCATTTTTTTTAATTTACAAGACAAGACAAAATATACACAAAATCTATTCTAATCTAATATAATTTACACAAATAATTGGATCCGAAAATAGATCTCTCTAATTCCAAATATTCTTGATAGATTTCCAAATGATCTCTATTTGAAAGATTCGATTCCGAGAGATTGGATTCGTCGATTTGACCTTCTTCTAATAATCCCATACATCTGACTTTGATTAAGGCTGGAAGAGGAGGAAGAGTCACCGTTTCTTCTTCTATTAGACCTTGGACCATGATTTCGTCCTTAGTCTCTTCTTCGAAAATTGGCATTTCTTTCAAACCCTTTAAATTCCCATTATTTCGATGACATAATTGAATCTCCCAATACAAATGTTTGGTCACTCCAGGTTCGAAATAATCCATACAAATGGTTTCTTTGCATACCACGACGGAGTTCCAGAAACGACATCCTTCTGATGTATTCCAAAACGATACAGTAATAAAGGCAAACCAATATTCGTTCTTATTTTCATTGACGCGATATTTGGATTGAATATGGGTAATTCTACCAATATGCAATTCTGCAAAACGATCCACTAATTGTTTCTTGCTGACCCTTGGGAGAATACGAGGGATAAATAATACGACAGCTTGCATTTTATTTTTAAAAGTTAAAGTTAAAGTTTAAGTTTAAGTTAAAGTTAAGTAAGTTTTTAAGTAAATAATGGGTGTTATAAAAGTGGTTCTCTTGCAAGAAAAACCATCAATTTTTTAGGTGTATGTTCCGATCTAAACCGAGTGACCGAGGATTCTATACATAACATTTCGGAATCACATCAATATTCATCTTGTATATACGATCTATTGGTTTGATTTTCTTTTTCTTATCCGCCGCTTTCTTCGAAATATCGTACTGAGAAAACAAAGGAAATGCCATTTGATTTTCAGGAGTATGTGCATGTACCATTCTCGCAATCATTTTATACAATTTGAAATTCGGATATCGTTCTTCCCCTGAAGATGTATATAATATATTCTTGCTTTTATCATCCATACACCATCTTGCAATGGTTTTCTGCACTTCCGTCCATTTCTTTCGCGATTTACGGATTTCGTCTTCTTCTGATCCGTCGAAAACAAAATCATACATCGAACATCCTAAACGACATAAATCGAAACTCGGATTGGTTTTGATTTCGGGTTTCTTAGGATTAAAAAATGGTTCGCAATTATATTGTCCGTTTGCATCTCCCCCAGGTGCGAAACTATCACTTCCCAATACTTTATCTTGGAATCGATACATACTTCTCCCGAAATCGATGATTTTATAGATACGACCATACGTAGGTACTTTGTAGGTTTTCTCCAAGAAAGTATATTCCAAATGCGTATATTCTGTAGAGAAATAGACGATATTATTGGTATGTAAATCATTATGGGTGAAATCGTATGCTTTTTGGAATGCGGCGAGAGACATCACCACTTGGAAAAGCGCACTTGCGATTTGAGCATCTTCCAATTCATCGTTTTCTAGTAGAGCATCGAGTGTTCCTTCGCCTTTTTCTAGACATATCATTTGTATTGGGAAATCGCGAATATAGGCATGTATCATAGGTTCTTCAAAAGACGAACCCGTACTTTCTTCCATATCCGACCATAATTCGTCTTCCTCTTCCTCTTCATCCTCATCTTTTTCTTTTTCTTTTTCACTTTCCGCATCTATCGAATGATTCTCAATACTATTGTCATCCGAATCCTCCGATGAATCTTCCGATTCGATTTCTTGTTCTTTTTCATATACCAATTCCAACGTTGAGGATTCTTCAATTATCGGTACGGATACCAGTAACGGTACTACGGTAGTAGATTCTTCTAAAATATCCGCATCTAATTCGATCTCTTCGGAACAAATTTCTCCTAAACATAACTTTGGTTTCATAGATAATGAAGAACTTGTACCTAACGCAGTATCCGGTAATGTATGGGTTGCATCTAATTCATACATAATGTCCTTTTTCGAGAGAAAGAAATCGGATTCCATTAAATATTCATAATCATCCGAAATATCCATTTGGAATTTTTCTTGCACTCCTAGATAAGATCCGTAAAAATCGATACTATTTAGAAACCCGTTCTTGTGAAATAAATTACTAGATAAATAACTGAAAAAACAATCAATATAGGCGGAATTATAAACACTCTCTATCTTTGGGATTCCTCTAGAAGGAATCAAATTCGGGAGAATAGTTAATCGCGTTCGTTCTTTCTCATATTTACCAATCAAATAATGAATCGGGTCTAATAATGGTGCGTATTTGATATGAATGTTTTTTTGTATTCGGGTTTCTCCTTCTCTTTCTCCTTCTCCTTCGCTTTCTGCTTTGACTAGAAGAACTGTATTCATATCTAGAAAATGGTTTGGATGATTGAGAGAAATTGCATTGTAATTCGTATTGTTCATTTCAAAAAACATGGAATAGATTGGATTGTAATTTTGTAAATCGCGAATATGAAACGGATTATAGTTATTCGATTCTCGATTTTCAGGGTTCGATTCTCGATGGACATCCGTATAGTCTTTTTCTATTTTGCCTAAATCTATTTTCTTGGATTTGTAATAATAAATATCGCACATAGAGAACTTATGATCTTATTGTCTATTCCGTTTTCTTGGTTAGAACGAAACGAAACAACATAAAAAATTCAGAAGAATAAACTAAACCAACGAAACAGATGACATTTATCTCCTTATATGGTGATCGGAATAATCGGTTAGGTACGCATATTACGTCGTATTTAAATCGCATATTTTATGCACATAAACATCAGTTTCATCTACGTTATTCAGAAGAAACGTTGAATTATTCGTCTAGTTTGTTTGTAATTCTTCTATTGCGTTTTATAGAGAAATATCATCTTTCGTTTTCTCCTTTATCTTCGATTGAAGAAGATACAGAACTGGACGATGAATGTAATGTCTTTAACGAGAAACTGGATTACGCTCAAATGATGTATAAAACATTAGTATCGATCGGTACCGATTTCCGGAGTTATTGGAGAGAAATATATCCAGAAATACATCTTGATTTATGGAAGGTGGCACCTCCCCATTATACCGAGAATCTCCCCTTTGATCCTAAAAAAACAATCGCCATTCATTTACGTCTTGATGATGTTCATAATTGGTGGGATTATAATGGCGCGTTTTCTGCCGGGTATTATCGAGATATGATTAATCGAGACGCGGATATACAAGAAATGTATCATTTGCATAATTATGGGTTTTGTCCGAATGTCCAAGCCCCCATTCCATATGACCGAATCCAACCCCAAATCGATGCGGCGAAAGAGCGATTCCCAGAACATGAAATTGTGATTATTTCTAGTCCTTCTACCCGCGATTTAATCGGGTTACCTTATCGTGTGATTTGTAATGAAGATGAATCGTATGATTTATTCTTGTTGTCTATTGCAGATGTAGTTATTCTAAGTAGAAGTCATTTTAGTATAAGTGCGATACTATTTGGGAACCATTCTCATATTTATGTTCCTTTATGGGGACAGTTTGTCGCATATGGATTTTCTACCAAATATGATCGTGGGAATGATGCGGGTTTGTTTTCTTATTTTTGGTAGTATATTCATAATACATAATGCGCTAAAACAATAGAAATAATAACCATTTAAAATATAAATGACATTGGAATTGAAAAAATGGGATATGCGTTGGATTACATTTAAAGCCGACGAAAATAAAGGTCCCGTCATCGTCTTAATTGGGCGGCGTGATACTGGTAAAACTTTTCTTGTGAGAGATCTTTTGTATTTTCATCAAGATATTCCAATTGGAACCGTTATTTCCGGAACAGAAGCCGGTAACGGGTTTTATGCGGCTCATGTTCCCAAATTGTTCATTCATAACGAATATAGTTCCGTACTAATTGAAAATATATTGAGACGCCAGAAAACAGTCATGAAACAAATCCAAAAAGAAATGGAAACTAACCGACGTTGTACGATCGATCCACGGACTTTTGTTATTTTAGACGATTGTTTGTATGATAGTACATGGACACGTGATAAATTGATGCGTCTTCTCTTTATGAACGGTAAAATGTTTGCCGGAGTCATTACAAAATAATGGCTAGTTCATTGAGTCATAGTAATTCATTTATATGAAGCAATGAGCAACACGTCCAAATTGCGGAGACATCTTGTTAGGTTTATACTACTAAATTATTGTAGAAATATGATAATGGCTTATGCTAATCACATAAGGTATAGTAAAAAGGTATAAAATAGAGAAAATCCGCAGCTCGTCACCTAAGTCCGTTATTGGTAAGGATATGGTGATAGTTCAACGACTAAATGCCCGTGGGGTTGAAAAGTCTAACCAACTTTCATGATACCTTAAGATATAGTCTAAACCCATTCGAGAGAATGCTATGCCCATTTAAAAAGCATAGATTTTATGATTTTAGAAGGAAATGTCTAAATGAAAATGGTATCTATTGAGACATTGGAAAGTCATGCTTATCATCACAATGCAATATCCATTAGGTGTGCCTCCCGCACTGAGAACAAACATAGATTATGTGTTTATTTTGCGAGAACCTTACTTGTCGAATCGAAAACGTATTTGGGAGAATTATGCGAGTATGTTTCCAACTTTGGAATCGTTTAATTCTGTCATGGATCAGACTACGGAGAATTATGAATGTTTAGTAATAAATAATAATGCAAAATCGAACAAATTATATGATCAAATCTTCTGGTATAAAGCCGAGAATCGACCCAATTTCAAACTAGGATCCAAAGAATTCTGGGAGATTTCCAAAGGCATTTGTTCGGATGATGAAGATGAAGCCTATGATCCCACTAACGCGAAAAAGAAAAAACCTGGATCGCAAATCACGGTGAAAAAGAATAACTGGTAAGCAGGGAACCAAGGTTCCCTTGCGAACCCTCCTTTATAATAATGGTCTTGGATTTTCACTAGAATAATAGTCTTTGGATTTTCACTAGAACAAACATTTTGGTTATTCTTGTAGTTTTTCACTAGAAATATAATTATTAATTATTCTTGCAGTTCTCTCGATTAGTCTTTCGTATAAATTGTTTGACTCGTTAAAAAGGTCGCGAAAAATAACCATATCGTGTATGGAAACCAACACAACCCGGCCGTTTTATTTATTTTATAAAATTTCCATCCAATATATACAGCACTTATTGCTAATAAAAAGAGAGAAATCATTGCAAACCCCGCGTTTGGAAAATACACGAAATATGGCCACCATAATAATAATAAAACGAAATGAATAATATATTTTTCTAGTATCTTTCCTATCGATTTTTGTTTATCACTAGCTCCCGTTTTATCTTGCCATACCAAATACGAGGCATATCCCAACAATAAATATAATACTGGCCAAACTACTCCAAATACCCATCCAGGTGGATTCCATTTAGAACGTACTTTTGGTATTTTGTTTTTAGAAATCAAAAGGGCAGATGAACCTAATCCTAAAATAATGGGAGAAAATATCCATAGAATACTATACCATATATTTTTCATATATCGAAATAAAATATATATAATTTCGATATATTTTATTAATTATAAAGAGAAAATTTTCACATAATACGCCCATAATCCCAATCCGACACCACATTTCGAAATCAAATCCAAGATATTCATCGCAATGTTTTTCTCTTTTTCTTCCAAGAGATAGACGACACCATACATACTCCAAATACCCACATAAACACTAAACAAAACATAATTATCTAATCTGTATCGTGGTAATACATACCGAGAGAAAATCAAATAAAACATGCCGAAAAACGGAACGAACCCGAGAATAGAAGCCCATAAACGATTGATTTCTTGCGTTTCTCCCAAATACCCAATAAACAACATCAGATAATTCAATAGAACGATTAACAAAAAGAAACTGATTGGGACAGTTTTCTTGATATTATCCCCCAAGACAATACACAAAGTGAGCAACATCATAGGAGTAGTAATCGACCAATCTACATACCGGGTTTGAGAGATTTCCACCCAATCATATTTTTCGCCTTTTTTCTCGGTTTCATTTATTTGTTGCACGAATACGGAATAAAAATACCCGGCAATAATCGAAATACATGTTTCTAAATTCAATACATGACGTACCACTGGGTTCGGTGTTCGTATTGCTTCAATAATGAGAATTGTCGCAGTAGTAAGCAACAAAATATACGTGATAGTGAAAGAGAATTTCACATAATATGTTTTCGTATCTACTGTCGATTCCTTGTTTGGAATAACACCATTTGCCTGCATACCGAACTTAGATATATATATATTACTTTAATACCAAGATATATATTTTCTTGTAATTATTCTTCGGATCCTATTCTTCGGATCTAGTAAAAGAAATATATAACCAAACTGGTACTATAATCCAAATACTACTTATTCCGTAATATAAGACTCGATCCATAATCGTGGAATTTGCCAACATGGTTTGATATAAACGCTCATCCACCATAAATTCATATCCGAGAGACAAGAAATAAAGAGAACAAGACACTATTTCTAGTAATAATAATGGAACGATACCTTCTTGATAATACAACAAGACAAATACAAAAACAAATGCGTAAAAAGCATTCAATAATTCGAAATTCCATACATAGGGTTTGACGACATATCGTGGATCGACTCGACAATATTCATTCCAAGTGGCAATAATGGAAGAGTTCCATATTGGAAATGTTTCTAAATTTAAGAGATTTCGATTTTGATAACAATATATTTCATAAATACCAATAAATATATTGAAAATCACCCATAGCCATATCCAACTTAACACCGATTTCATGTATATAATAAAATATATATACATGAAAAAAATTATTTTTTAACGACAAAATAAAATCCAATCTAATCTATCCTTTTTTCTTGGTATCTTCTTCCGCAGCTTCTCTCTCTTCGAAATTGATATTTTCTCTCACCCCTACTAAATTTCCATTTTCATCCATGGTTTGGGTTAAAACATTTCCGGATTTTTTCGCTAATTCGACATTCTTCTCGATTGCTTTTTTCTTACTGTCAAATACACGTTTATCGAAATCCTCTTTTGCTTTTTGTTCGTTCTTCAATTTCTCATGATGTAATTGATTCAATTCTTCTTCCATGAATTCAATACGACCAGTCTTATAAGCGTCTGGATCTAATGGTGTCCAAACGAAATTACGACCTACTAGAATATCATGATGTGGAACCGATTCACGGATCTTTTTAGCATACATTTCGGCTTCTTCTGAAGTTGGAAAATTACCAATATTGACAAACCCGCGGACAGACGTCTGAAAACCATGTTCCTTTTGAAAAGAATCATTTAACCGATCTTCGTTCTTCTCCATAAATGTCGCAAAATCCCCGACAACATCTTGAGACTTTAGCACATTTTCTTCTTCTTGCACGAATTGTTTGAAATCCTCCATTAAATTCTCCACTTTGAGATTGTATTTAAAAGACATGAATTGCAAGAAATCAGAGAATTGAGAAACAGATTTAGTAAAATTCCATTGTTTCACAAACTTTTCGAAAAGAAACAATTCTTTTTGTTTAATGATTTTCTCGGGAGAAACGAAAGAATAACAACCAAAGGTTTGACTTGGAAGTACGGGATATTCATTTAGCAAATCTACATAATTATTATTTTCAGATCCATCCCCATTTGTTTTTCTCTCGAATGGCTTTTTAGTTGTGGAAGCAGTTGTAGATTTAGACATATTTGTTTCTTAATAGAAGGGAAGGGATATATTTAAGTTCTTTTATCCAAAAGAACGAATATAGGAATATTCTAAGTTCTTTTATCCAAAAGAACGAATATAGTTCTTGTATCCAAATTATCCAAAAGAACGAATATAGGAATATTCTCTTGTAAAAAAAATTTTTTATTTGATTATAATATATTACTTCAAAATGAGTTTTTTCGATTTTAACGAATTCATCAAACGTGCCATTAAGTACTTGGTCGAAGGTATTATGGTGGCTATTGCTGCCTATGCCATTCCAAAGAAATCTTTGAATGTAGAAGAAATTGTGGTGATTGCCCTAATGGCTGCCGCCACTTTCTCTGTTTTAGATGTATTTGTCCCATCCATGGGAGCTAGTGCCCGTTCTGGAGCAGGAACAGGTATTGGTCTAGGTGTTATCGGCGGTCTTCCTCTACGACCAATGTAAGAGAATAGAATAATACTTTTTTATAAAAATCAAAAGAATTATTTAGGTTCGTCTAGATTTAGCACTTAAATTTCGGACACTGGTTGCTGTACCCATGGACAAACTACCTGGTTTATAACATACAAGAGAATTATCCGAAAAAAGACTTTTCATCATAAAAGGGCGAGGTTTAGGCAATTCTTTGGAAGTGATTGCTGGAACCGGATTCCAGAATTGTACGTATCCATTTGAATTTATGGGCATGATTGCTATAATCTATATGTACATTATATTTTTCTTGCAAGAAATCCTAAACCGTTGGGAAATATTCCCAATCCAAATAATCACATACTTTCTTCCATATCATATCTTGTTCTAGTTGTTTGATTCGATCTTTCATCATGGGAATATATGGCAAGTACTGGCGTTGATCTAGTAAGATACAAAGCTGACATAAAATATAAGTATAATTGAAAAAATTTGTCCGTGTAATAGGACAAAATAAAGCCCATGGTTGTTGTATTTCAATAAAAAGCACACATAATGTTTCTATTAATTCGTCCTCCATTACCGGAGGTTGGATTCCAAGAATGGAATTGATATATTGAATGTGTTCGAAATATTTGTTATATCCTAAAATACTCAACATATTCCGCATTTCTTTGTAATTAATTTCCGATATATTCTTGCGTTCTTTCTGGATTCGTTTCTTCACCGCATTCAATACTTCTTCCGGGATTTTCGTCGTCTCTTTGGCTTGGAATTGCGAGAGAATTTCTTTGAAATGATTCAATCGAATATAAGCCGTATAAGACACTTCATTCGGCATTTCTTTATTGACTGGTTTCTGATTATCGACAATATGCAAGATGAATTTACCACATGCCGTATTATTGCAAATTAAAATACCTTCTTCTTCTTGCGGAATGAGTTCTCCCTGATTACATACTAGACAGGTATCCGTTTGCAATACATAATCTTGTAAATGCATAATTTCCCCTTCCACATTTTTCCAATACTCTTGATATATTTTCTTGGATGATTTATAACGATCACTATTCATATCCGCACTGTCTTCGGTTTTCGCCTTGATTTTGAAAAAACGGTTCATACTTTCCATATTTTTCGTGTTTTTTCCATTCGAAATTTTTTGTTTCTCTTCGTAATAATTGAAAATATATCGCGAATTATTCAACAAATAATCGTTTTTTTTATTACGGAGATTACGAATTTCTTGGCGCGTTTCTTCGATTTTATCCATATAATCGAAATATTCGTCACTATGGTTTTGATGATGCGCTTCTAAATGTTTTAAATGTTTTTTATATGTTTTTTTTTCTTCTTGCAGTTTCGGAATAGTATGATTTTCAATCACATAAAAAGTATTCATAATATCGGTATGTTTCTCATCAATATTTTTCTGGTCTTTTTGTTTTTTTTGTTCGGTTGTATTCATTCAAGAAAGATAATTATCATATACATAAGAATAGATTCGTGTTTTTAATTAATTACCTGGATAAATATATTTTGTGTATGCTGTTGAACTATCAGACATTATATTCTTTTATTGCATATTATATCGTATAGTATGGTACAAAATTAGTTATTGTCGGCATTTTTCTTACATAATGAGGATAAAATAGGACCAAAAAAGAATAATATACGAAAATCAAAAATAAAAAATGTTTAGGCATAATATATTCACACAAAATGGCAGGAGCCCTTATGCAAATCGTCGCCTACGGCGCCCAAGATCTTTTCTTAACCGGAACCCCTGAGATCACTTACTGGAAGGTTTCTTACCGCAGACACACCAACTTTGCCATGGAGAGTATTGAACAGACTTTCCAAGGACAAGCCGATTTCGGAAGACGTGTCAGTGCCATCCTTTCCAGAAACGGAGACTTGGCTTACCGCACTTACTTACAGCTAACACTTCCTGAGATCAACCAGGATATGCTTGGCACCCAGACTGGAGTTGGAAACGGTGTCTATGCTCGTTGGTTAGACTACATTGGTGAGCAATTGGTTGCCCAAGTTGAGGTCGAGATTGGTGGACAGAGAATCGATCGTCAATACGGAGACTGGATGCACATCTGGAACCAACTTACCATGAGTCAGGAACAGAGACGCGGATACTTCAAGTTGATTGGACACACCACCCAATTGACTTACATCACCGATCCTCAATTCGCTCCTATCTCTGGACCTTGTGCCGCTTCCGGAGGACCTTCCCAGGTTTGCGCTCCTAGAAACGCTCTTCCTGAGACCACCCTTTACATTCCTCTTCTTTTCTGGTTTTGCAAGAACCCTGGACTTGCTCTTCCTTTAATCGCCTTAAAATCTGTAGGGCAGAAAAGCACCCAACTCAAAGCATCCGAGCCCTGCTTTGAGAAAAATTTGTTGTGGTCTCGGGATGAAATGGATTTTCATCATACCCAGATGCTAGTC